TTATTATACTTACTTTCATCAGGCTGCTTATATGACGTACCGTCTTCTTCATTTAATTTAGCTTTTAACGAAAAGCCTTTTGAACCTGAAGATAACCGACTTTCATACTCTTCCATTATATTTGTAAAACTCATAATTTTCTTTTTCTCCTTAAGTGTGACTAGCTTTCTTTCAACTCTAACTGATTCTTTCTTCACGACACTGTCTCTCTTAACCTCGATTGCGTCACCAACGGCAGCTAAATTAAGATACTCCCCGTCGACATCAATAACTACGTAATCCTCATCCTCTCCTTCAACCTCTACTAGGTCCCCAACATCTAATGGCTCATCATCTAAATAATCACCACTATGACGAGAAGGATCACCAAAATCCTCTTCATCACCAAAATCTGGACCGAGGTCTTCATTAACTTTTTTACTATCCTTCTCAAGAATAGTCTCCGTCTTCGCAGTGTCTTCAGCAACTACCTTTGCCGCAGCATTTGCAAAGGCTTCATTAATAGAGTTTAAATCTTTGCTGTTCATGTAAATATTTATAGTGCCCAGGCTAAAAAAAGACGATAAATTCTATTTAGGCAATACAAATTTACCTAACCCTAACATGGAGTACGAATGGACTCCAGACATGGTCAAATCGCTTAAAAAGGCTAAACAGAACATTCTCTATTTTGCAGAAAACTTTTTTCACATTGTTAACCTTGATCGAGGTAGAATAAAAATAGACTTATACCCTTGTCAGAAAAGAGTATTACGTAGTCTGAGAGATAACAGATTTGTAGCTTGCTTAGCTAGTAGACAAACAGGCAAAACTACCATGATGACGATTTACGCTTTATGGATTGCCTGCTTTCAGGATGATCAACGAATATTAATCGTGGCTAACAAAGAACAAACTGCAATTAGTATTTTTTCAAGAGTTAGACTCGCATATGAAAATTTACCGAACTATCTTAAACCTGGAGTTTTAGAATATGGTAAAACATCCATGAAATTAGCAAACGGTAGTAGTATAGGTATTAGCACTACTAGCTCGGACGCTGGTCGTGGTGAATCTGTAAATGTATTAATTCTAGATGAGTTAGCTTTTATCCCAAATAATCTTGTTGAAGAGTTTTGGAAGTCAGTATATCCAATTATTTCCTCATCAACAAAATCTAAAATATTTGTAGCATCTACCCCTAATGGTAGTGGTAACTTATTTTACACATTATATACAGAAGCGGAAAAAGGAGTAAACAATTGGAAATCAGAAACTATATTATGGCATGAAGTCCCAGGTAGAGATGAAAAATGGAAACAAGACACTATTAAGTCTATAGGTAGTGAAGAAGCTTTTGCTCAAGAATTTGATTGTAAGTTTCTTGATACTGGAGATTCATTTATTGATGAAATCTTCTTTGAAAAATTATTATCGAATACAACTGAACCGACATATGTATTTGACGATGGGTGTTATAGAGTGTGGGAAGAACCAGATAAAGATCATTTATATACTATTGGTGTTGATGTAGCAGAAGGGGTCGGTCAAAACTATAGCGTTATACAAGTCTTAGATATAACTGACCTACAAGATATAAAACAAGTTGCAGAGTATGCATCTAACGAAATTAACCCGTTTGAGTTTACTACTAAAATTCGTGACATATGTTATCACTGGGGGGCACCACCTGTATTAATAGAGAGAAATAATTGCGGTAGTCAGGTTGTCGATAACTTATATCACCAATACAATTATAAAAACATCGTTAATTGGTCTCCTAAAATAGGTCAAGTAAAATATGATAGGCTAGGAGTATACGCTCATACTAATACCAAATATAAAGGCATTACTAATATGAGATATTGGATTAACGGTATTAAGTGTGTTGACATAAAATCAAAAACATCTGTCGTAGAGTTGAAAAATTTTGTACGATACCCTAACGGGTCATGGGCTGCTCAACCTGGCTTTGATTTTGACGACAGAGTCATGGCAATGGTATGGGCATTATTAATATTAGAAAATAGTGTAATACAAAAATATTATAATGTTATAGAAATCGACGATAATCAACGTCCTGCAAAAATTGAATTAGGTCCATATATTGATCAAAAATTTAGTAACTTCTTGCAAGATTATAAAATGCAAAATATTGATGACAGCTGGAATCCACCTTCAGTACATTTTACAGATATAAATATTTTTAATGAAGACGGAGCTCCTAACTACAATACAGATATGGACGAATTAGAAGCACAAGGATATATTAGAGTATGAATCAAGCACCACTTAATAAAAATAGACATGATAAATTTATACTGGTTTTAAATTTACCTGAAGGTATAAAAAATATTGTAGATAACATAACCAGAAACACAAATAGAATCGATGCTAATAGTTTAGAAATTAGTGTCGCTGGTACCGTAACACCTACCATTAGTATACCAGAAAAAACACTACCATACGGTGCGCAAACTATAAAAGTCAGTTCTCATGCTCGACCAGCATATGAATCTTTAAATCTAGATTTTAGAATTGATAATGAATTTAATAACTATTGGGCAATATATAAATGGCTTGATATTATTAACGATGTTAAAACTGGCAATTTTAATGAAGATGATATTATAAAATATAAATCACCTCAACAATTAATGGCACCGTCCCAACAACTACCTATATATTCCTCTAATTTAACAGTATACGGTTTAGATGAATATGAAAATAAAAAAATTCAATGGGACTATATTGGCGCATTCCCTACTAGATTAACTGAAATTAAATGGAACTATGCTACAGGAGAAGAAATTACCTCTTCTGCTACTTTTGAATTTACACGATTAGAAACAAAGTTAATTTAAAATGCAACAATATCCTGATTTTATATATAATACCAATACTAAAACAGTTATTATAGAAAAGACAGGTAAGTTTATTGTATCTAGTTCAGAGGTAAGTAGAGACGGTGAATTGATTCCTGAATATTTTACAGATATAAACGCCGTAAAAAAATATTTACAGTATTATGATATTAAAGGAACTGTAGGTATAAAAATTTAAACGATATTTAACTCTCCTGTAGAATCTCCAAAATGGTGCATATCTATTCCATGCTTATGCAACAAGCTTACAAATAAATCACACATTGGTTTTTCTTTTTCTACTCTAAAATGTTTACCTTTATTTTTTCCACCTACTAATAATACCGGTAATTCATCATGATTATGTCTATTTCCATCTGATATACCTGCACCATAAATTACATCTGTGTTTTTTAGTAAATTATCTTTTTTGAGCTTAGTAATAAACTCTGAAAACAATCTTACATTAAACAAATCTATCATTGCAAGGTCGTGTAATTTTTTAGGGTCTTTTTGATGATGAGACAGACTATGGTGACCATCAGCTATTCCTATCTCTCTATGCGGGCCATTATAACCATCGTGTTGTGTTAGAAAGGTTATAACACGTGTTGTGTCATTAAGGAACGCTAGATGCATAAGCTTATATAAAAGTCTTATTTTATCTGATTTTTTATTTACTTCAAAATCGAGCTCAAAATCTTTATCAAGTTTAAACCTTTCTCTAGTCTGTAAGTCCTTTTCGACCTCCCTTACTGCATACATATATTCATCAAGCTTAACTCTATCAGATGTAGGTAGTTTTTCTGACAAGGTCTTACTTTCCTCCAATACAAAATCAAGAATAGATTTTTTATGTACTAATTGTTTTTGCTCTAACGTCTTTACATTAAAAAGTCTATTAAAAATATCTTGCGGGTCATGCATTGCTGCCATAGGCAGTTGAGCATTCTTCCATGACAAGTTATATTGATAAGCACAACTATAACCTGAATCACATTTACCTACTAAACGAGCCTTACTGCCAGTAACTTGTAAACTATCGAATCGAGTGACTCCATTATATTTGTCGGCTATGTATTGATCAACAGATTTACCTGATCTAATTTTTGATTCATGCTTATGAGCTTGCCTTCCAGTTAAAAATGTAGAAGCTGCTCGAGCATGATCACCAGCCCCGTCACCATTAGCTCGTGCTTTATCGTGGGTTAAACCAGAAATAACTTGCGTTTCATTTAAATGAGCTTCAAGTGGAGATAGAGTATTTGGTATATCAATTATATCTCCATATGCACTTGGAGTCCAATGGTGCATGTTTATACCATTAGGTACATAAACTACAGCTAATCTTTTTATGTTTTCAGAAACATTACCGAAACACTCCAATCCCGGTAAAGCAAACGACGCTCCTAATGCTCCTATAAACTGTCTCCTGTTCATAGAATTATTTAGGATAGATACTTACCAATAATTACACCGTTTAGTATAGCAATAATAAATATAATTAACCACCATACATATTTTTGTTTTTTGCTAATCATCTCCGTCGTTACCTATTGCTTCCACAGGGCAATTATCCATTGCCTGTTTACACATCTCTTCCTCTTCTTCGTTTTTCGGTTGTTTAAATACGTATGAATAACCTCCATCATTTTCACGTGTAAAATTTTCTGGAGCCTCTTCTCTGCATAAATCACAATCTATACACTCTTCGTCTACATAATACCGTCCGGTGACGTTCTCAGGTTGTTTGTAATCTTTATCTGCCATTTTATTATTTTATAGGTTCAACAGAGCAACAAGGTCTTTTCTTTCCATCTCTTCGATTAGCACGTGCAATTGCAACTGTAATTTTTTTAGCTTCTAACTTCCCTGATAAAGCTGCCATTTTTTGGCTCTCTTCAAACGCAGCAATAGTCTCTGCTAATTCTTTTTGCTTTTCGTCGCCCATAAAAATATTTAATCAAAGCAATAACTCATAACCATATTAGCCTTATATGAGCACATCGGCATCTTATCTTTAATTTTTCTAAACTCATCATAGGTAATAAATCCTTGTTTATACGCCTCTCCCTCAATACAACCAATCATTGTCTGAGTTCTATCTTGTATAGATTTAACATACATAGACGCAGCGAACATTTCATCAGGATTACCAGTATCAAACCAAGCATAATTACTGTTTAATGTATTATGTCCCAACACGTTATCTTCTAAATAACTTTTATTTAAATCTGTAATTTCTAACTCATCTCTCTTAGATGGCTTTAATGCACGTGCTCTTTTTCCAGCAGTTTTATCATAAAAATAAATACCCGTTACTGCTAAATTACTATCTGGACAGGTTGGTTTCTCTTGTATAGAAATAACATCCCCATATGAATTTAAATCAACCACACCATATTCCGATGGATTTGAAACTTTATAGCTCACAATACATGCCTTATTTCCAAATCGCTGTCCATCATGCACCAGTGGCGCAAGTTTCGGTTTTTTTATACCAGTAAAAATATTATCTCCAAGAATCAAACATACATCGTCATCGCCTTGCCATTCTTCACCTATAATAAGTGCTTCAGCTATACCCTTAGGAGATGGTTGAACTTTAAAAGTAAAATTAATTCCTAAGTATGGTTTATCTTTTCCATCTCCTTGATTAAACATACTTAATAAATGAGGATATGATATACCATTAGTGATAATCATCACATCTTTAATACCTAATTTTATTAAAGTTGATAGAGGATAATAAATTGTAGGCTTATCGTAAATAGGTAAAAGCTGTTTTGAAACTGTTTTTGTACTAGGATATACCCTCGACCCAGTCCCGCCAGCTAAAATGATGCCCTTCATATATTTATATTATACTGCTTATTTCACCAAATCAACTAAATTATGACACCGAGAAACAATAAATAATTGTAAAGGTTTTTACTATGAGTAGACGAACAATCCAATCACCAGGTGTAGAAATAAGGGAAATCGATTTAACACAACGACCTGCTGCCGCAGTAGGAACAAGTGTATTTATTGCAGGATTCTCCGATCAGGGACCAACAGACGAGATTTTTAATGTAGGTACATTCGCAGAATTTCAAGAAATTTACGGCCAGCCAACTAATGCCGCGGAGAGATATTTTTATCATTCAGCACGCCAAGTATTCAACAGTGATGCTAATGTTTTTTGTTCTCGTTTACCATACGGTGCCAGTACTGGTGCGAGAAGGTACTCTGCTCTAGCTTACCCAGTCGCCGCGCTTAATACAGCTACAGTTACAGGCTTTAATTCTACAACCGGGTCTCTCTCTGTTAATAAATCTACATTTGGTATGGTCAGTGCCATGTGGAATTCCACCGGCGCAAAACACGATGGTACAACAGTAGGAACTACTTCAGCGAGTGGCAACGGCTGGGCTTTTCCAGAAACCGCGTACAACGCAATACAAAACCGCGGTTCAGAATTAGGTGTAGAATTAATCATAAAAGATGCTAACGATAACTTAAATTATATATCTACAACCACGAACATTTATGGTGCGTTATCTGGATCCAGAGGAGATGCCAAAGGCAATGGTACAAACACTGGACCTGATTCTTTCTCTACTACCCTAACTGCAGTTGCCTCTGCCTGGTCGGGAGCTACTGAATTTGCTGCTCTTACTGCTACAGGTGCGACATTAGTGGCTGGTGAGGTGTTTTGTAAAGACGCACATAATTTTGGTAATATGCCATTTGCTGCTGATAACGGTACAACAGTATCTTTAAGTTCGTCTAATTATTATGTTATTGGTAATCCGTCTTTAATTGAATTAACCGAAGACGAATTCAATGCAGTAAAGGATGGTAATATTACTTGGTCAAATAACTTATCCGCAGGAACTAATAATACATTTACTAGTAATACAACTGAATTAGGTAAAGCAGGTATTATTGTTTTAAATAAAGGCGCTACGTATACTAACGACAATTTTGAAGGTTATTATGCTGCGATATCAGATAGTTCTAGTACTAACCCATCCACTCCTTATGATACAGCTGGTGCTCGTATTTATACTACAGCATCAACAGGAGATAAAACTCCAGCTGCTTTTGCGACTGTTCCAACATCTCGATACGACTTCTCATTATCCGGGTCTGCAACTGATGAAAAGAGTAATGTGAGTAAATCTCTTGAAAATATCTCTAAATGGGAGCTAGGACCTGAGTTTATTGACTGTATTAATTTAGGTATTTTTAAAGTCAGAAACACTCCATTCTCAAATTCTGAAATTGAACTAACTCAATTTTTAGCAGAAGGGTATACAGGTTCATTAGATTCCTCTAGAAAGGTTCAAAACGAAAACGGTGGACCACAAAAATCAATTTTCATTGAAAATGTTGAATCTGGTTCTCCTAATATTCAGGTTTTAGTAAATCCGTATATTAGTACAAAGAGTGGATCATGGACAGCGAGTGAAGGAGCACCTAGTAAATTCGTACGAACACTTCATACTAATAGTACAAATGCTGGTTGCTTGCAAGCCGCCATGGGTGCAATTAGCGCCGCGCAGAATGCCGCCGGTGGCCAGGCTCTTGCAACAGCACCAATATCAACGAGATTAAGGACCGCTCATGGTAACTTTTCGAAAGAGCAAGGGTTATGGCCGTTAGGTGTTTATAGTAGTACAACTAATGATGTAACTAATAAAAATATTGGCAGTATTCCAGATAAGTTGGATAGAGTGTTTGAAATTGGTAGTAACGTTGATGTGTTTGAAATGGACGTTACTATCGAAGCTGGATTAGGAACAATTCATGCTATAGGTAATGGATCAACATTTGATGATACTATTTTTAGAGATGTTGGTGATGCAAGTGCAGGTACAGGATTCTATACACCAGATCCTAACATGAAAGACAACTCTGGAGGTACAGCAATAGCCGATAGGAATAATTATATAACTGTATTCAATAGATTTGAATCATTTGCACGTGAAACAAGAAAAGATCATATCTTTATTGCTGATGCCTTCCGCCCATTAGTTGTTCAAGGATCTGGACCTGGTCAAAAAGTATTAGATGATAAAACTAAGAACTTTAGTAAGCACGTATATTGGCCTTTGAGGCATCAATTTAGTGTTACTAATAGTAATTTTGCGACAACATACGGTAACTGGGCGAAAGTAGAAGATTCTATAGCTAATGCTCAAATATGGATTCCGTTCTCCGGTGTAGCTGCGAAGATTTACGCACAAAACGATGCGGCGTTTGCTCCTTGGTTTGCACCAGCTGGGTTTAATAGAGGTGTTGTTACTGGTGTATCTGACATCGCAATAAGCCCGACCCAACGTCAACGAGATCAATTATATAAAATTGCAATTAACCCTGTTACACAGTTCCCGGGTGAAGGAATAGTTATATTTGGTCAAAAGACATTACAAAGAACACCAACGGCCTTTGATAGAGTTAATGTTCGTCGATTGTTCCTCGATTTAGAGAAAAGAACACGAGAGACATTGAAATTCTTTATCTTTGAACCTAATACGTTCTTAACAAGGAACAAGGTTGTTAATACATTAACACCTATGTTTGAAAACTGCAAACAAACAGAAGGTATATATGATTACCTTATTGTTTGTGATGACAGGAATAACCCTGCTAGTGTTATTGATCAAAATGAGCTAAGAGTAGATATCTATTTGAAGCCAGTTCGAGCAGCAGAGTTTATATTGGTTAACTTCTACGCTGTTAACACAGATGTTAATTTTCAGGAGATAGTTGGACAATAAAAGTTAAAGTAAACATTAAATAATTATAACATCATGGCTGATATTAAACAAACAATTCAAGATTTTTATAAGGTAGCGCAAACAAGAGATTTCGCACGTGACTTTCAATTTCGTGTATTAGATATTTCTAATAAGGGGGTGCCTGTTTTTACTGAAAATGATCTAGTATATGCTACGACAGCAGTATTACCAGGTAAAACTATTGCCACGAAACCTGTCCCTTATAATGGTTTTGAGTTTAAAGTACCAGGCACTGTTTCGTATACTAATAGTGATTCTTATACAATTGACTTTTATTGTGATGCGACAACTAATGCTCGTATTGCAATGGAAAACTGGATAACTGAAACTTACAACGATGAAACTACTACTGGTGATGGTGTACTTCATAATAATAGTACTATTACATTAGTTCAATTAAATACTCAATTTGAACCAATGCGTACATATAAGCTTCACGGTGTTTTCCCGGTTGATTGTGGAGAAATTGGTTATTCAATGGCAGGTGACGGTGAAATTGCAACAGTTACCATAGCTATGGCTTATCAATTCTTCAGAAGAGATCCTGCAATACGTGGTACTGTAAATACTATAGGTAAATTAGCCGGTGCTTTAGTAGGTTAATTGCCTTAAATATTTACATATGGCGACGAGCCTTCAATTACAAAGTTCTGGTGTAACAGATCTAAGACAAAAATTTTATCAACTGTTACAGGAGTTTGCAACTTTCCCTGCTGCACAAAATTTCTTTCTTGTGCAAATCCACGACTTACCAGGTACCGTTATAGAGTCAAATGTAAATAGTTTAGGTATACGACCCGGTACTGGTTACTCAACTGGATTGGATTCAGCTACTAAACAAGTATTCCGACCGTTTTTTGGTGGCGGTAATAATTGGATGTTTTTATCAACAGGTGTTAATCTTACTACAGAAACTACATCTGTAAACAATAAAGGTACATTAATTAACGGATTATTACCAGTTGGCCCTTTTATGGAATCAAGAGAATTTCCTGATAATGATTTAGATATACAATTTTCTGAAACTAATGTAAGTATTATAGATAGTTTATTTAGATCGTGGGTTCAATTATATAGTGTATATGGTAACTTAGGAGATCGCAGGTTAACAACAGATATATCTATATATTTTATATCAAAACAAAACGACAATCCATTTGATAGTGAACCACTAATTACTAAAATTTATACATATAAAGATTGTATACCATATGTAATAAAAGATGCTAATGTCTCTGAATATGACGGTGATACAAAATTAGGTTCTATAGCAGTAGGCTGGAGGTTCTCTAAATATGATGTCCGTATACCAGTAGCGGGTAGTAAGCCTGATCCTTTCTCAGCATATGAAAACTTACCAAAAGAATACGAATTACCATATCTTGGTCAAAAACAGGCAGTAATTAAACCAGAAGAACCAGCCCCACAATTACCATTAATACCAACCGAACCGAAAAAAATCTTTTCACCAATTGGTGATGAAGATTTAACACTAGAAGAAATCCAGAAAAAACAAAAACTTACTAAAGAAGACATGAAACAAGCTAGTGCGACTGCTAGGAAAACACCCTTCATCGGCCGCCCGGAATTTGACCCTCTAGCTAAACAACCTGAACCGATGTTCCCGGGCTTACCGGAACCAGATCCAACTGCAGATCAAAATACAACAGGTACCTTCCCAGGTGCACCACCTATAGGTGGACCAATAAAACCTCTCGTTGATCCAAAACAAGAGGAAAGAATTCAAAAATCTCTTGAAAGTATACAAAATAAAAAAGATAATAAAGCTATTATCGACTTATTGAAAAAGCAACCAGATTTTCAATCGTATAAAAGTCAAAAAGATATTGCAGTCGCGGAACGTACCGCCGCTGAAACGAATAGATTGTTTAATGAATCAATACAGAGAAATAAGAAAAGAATAGAAGATAAAGGAAAAGATATGCGTGAAGCGAGCGCTACTTCTAAAAAATCTACAATACCTCCTGTTACAGAAGTACCCTTCAAGCCTGTAGTAGATAAATGGACAAAACAATATCAAGAACGACAAAAGAAAAAAGACGGTGAAGGTGGTGATTAGAATTAAATGATAAGTTATAATGACGTATTAGAAATTTCAAGACTTTATAAACATAAACAATATGATAAAGTATTTTCGTTTATTACACAAAAAATTCCAAGTAAAAGTATTATAGATTTTTTAAATAAATGTAAAAGAGAAAAATTTATAGAAACTAATGACTGTGTAAAATTAGATATAGATAAAAAGGAATTAATAATTTATAAAGATGACTTTCTCAAAAACCTACCTAACGATAATGAAGACATCTATCATATTGATAATTATAAAATTACTATAGGTTACCCGAGAATAGATTCAACATTACCTGCTTCCTGTATTAAAAGAATTCAATACCAAAATGTATTTTTAGACGTTAATCCGAATAACTACGACCATATACCCCTGTCATTAGTTAAAAAAAGTATGCCATACATACAAACGTATATTGATAAATTAAATGACGGGTATGTATATTACGTAAATAAAAACTACAATAGTAGATTTCTATATCATAGAGATATAATTATAAATATAATATATTTATGTTTCGTTCAAGACTATGAAAGTTTAATACAACAACAGCTACTTCTTATGAAGCAATATAATTTTACATATCAAGACTTTAATAATATTACAATAAATTCAATAAATGCATATGTAAAGGTAATTAATTTAAAACTTAATAAAGATGACTGATCTATTAGATAAATTTAAAAATCTATGTACAACGAATGTTATATTACCAGATAGTAACGAAATAACATTAAATAAATTAAATGTAAATTTTCAAACTAAATTACATTCTCATTTTACTAATCTTCCGAATGATTCGGAAAATATAGACAATGTTTTTGTACTTGAATATATTAAATTTATTAATAAGCACATAATCGAGTTACATTCAGAAAGAACGTTTACTCATAGAGATAAATTATTTCTTTTAGATTTTTGGAAAAACGATATAGAGTCTTCTGATAATTCTTCTAATATATTAGAAGATTTAAAATGTATAGATAAATTAAATGATGTAGAATTAAAACTTAATTTAGGCACTATGCATCCTAAAATTAAATTTAAACAACCTACCTTACAACAAGAGAATACAATATTAACGTTCTTACTGGAAAATAGTAACAGCAAAAACACTGATATGGATATAATCTTTTTTGATGTTTTTAGATTCCTACATTCAATAGATATTGACGATCATCAATATCTTATTGATAATATAACTACACAGGAACTATATGAATTATTTTTATTATTTGATATAGAACATCTTCGAACTATTTCAAAAACACTATCTGAAACGCTTGAAAAGGTAACTAACATACGATTACTTGAAGCCGATTACTCTTCTTTTTATTGATTTTAAATTAAATATCTATAGAGATGGCTGATGAATCTATAGGTGCGAGTCTAATAAATAAACTAACAGATGCTCTGAAAGACGTATCCGTTAGGCTTAGTGACGTTGATACTAATACTTCAGAGACGAAAAAATCAATAGATAAACTAAACAAAGACTTTATTACATTATTTGGAGGAAAAAGCGCTCTTTCAAAACTCCTCATAAAAGATGCATCTATTAGTAAATCTACAAAAGGTCACCTTAAGAGTATAGATACAAAATTAGGCGGCATCGCAGACCTAGTTGACATCAATAAAAAGCAACTCAAGGAATTAAGGAAACTTAGCGGCGGGCCTGGACTGTCAGGAGCTACTAAAGGTAAAGGTAGTAGCGCTCCAGTTAGTGGCTCAGCTGGGGACCTCACTAAAGGTGAATTAGAAGCCTTATTAAAAAAATCTAGTAAAGGTATTGGTTTAAACTTAAGAACCATAGTAGGAGGTGGATTCCTAGCGGCATCCGGTATTCCTCAACTGTTATATAAAGCTGTAGCGGGGTTGTCGACTGCAGTACCTATATTACTTGCAATGCACTTAGGTCGTGATTATGCTGAAGGCGGGATTGGTCAGTTTGGTCTCCCAATGGCTGGTGGTTATGGAGGCCGTGAAGGTACCGGAATACTAGGAGGGTTAGGAAACGTTGCAGTTGACTATGGTCTACCTGCTGCGGCCGTTGGCGCCGGGTTCACAAAGAGAGGTCGTGCTATGTATCGTGGGATAGGTAGTGGTACAATGAATCTTTTCCGAACTCAAAAGGGTCTACACAAATATGCTAGAGGTATAAAAACAGGTAGTGCACATACATATGCCAGGTTAAGTGGTTATACTGGAACTAAATCAACACGCGCTGGTACACTTCATTTTAAAAACGGTAAAATTGTAGGTATTGAAGATATGGAAACTGGCAAAGTAGTCAGGAAGCCAACAAGTGGAAGACCATCCAAAGCATTTAATAAAACCCTGGGAAAAAACGTACATAAAGCCGGTAGTAAAATAGGATTACGAGCAGCATCAAAACCGATACCGTTGGTTGGATTACTTGTCGAATTAGGATTTACAGTAACAGATGTACATGAACTAATGAGCGACCCAGCCGCGTATCAAGCATTTAAAGAAGAATTTGATGCAGCTGGGGCCGCTGGTAAAATCGGACTTGTGTTCATGAATCCTGCTGCGGCAGTCGAAAGAGGTTCAGAAGCGATCATACAAGGTATCAAGGGATCGGATGCTAATTTACAAGAGCACGAGTCTAGATTCATGGATCCAACTAGCGACCTACGTCAAAACCGACAAATGAAAGTAGGTGAGACAGGATATTCATATGAGAGTTACCATCAAGCTCGGATGAAGCAAATAAAAACTATACAAAGCCATGATGATGGTCTTAACTACCCGTGGGGGTTCCCTGGATTTGCACCTACCTCGCAACAAGTATTTGGTCAAAAGCGTTACATGTCTAATGAAGAGCTTTTAACACAAAACTTAACAAATTTAAAAACTATCTCTAACTCTCTTAAGAGTGTTTCTACTATTAAAGCATATAAACATGACGGAAAGGAAATGACATGGATGGAACGGGAACAGGCCCGAAAGAGGGATAAGGAAACAACAACCAGACAAGATAGAATTAAAAATTTAACTTATACTACAAGCTCTAACGTCAATAAAATAAAAGGAAATAGATTAGCAGAGATGTGGGAAAAGGGCATTATTAACGCATCTGACCTACACTTTATGACATACAAGAACGTAGAACTCTTAGCTAGCGCTTACGGTAAGTCTTATAGTGAATTTATGAGTGAAAATGTAGGTGCCGCGGGTTTTGCACGTCACCACCAACAAAGAGAAACAATGCTCTCGACCGATCATGGTAGAGCTCAATTCCAAAAAAGACAGGACGATACTCGAAGAATATTTCATGAATTTTTAAGTGCGAATAGAAAAGATCTTATACAATGGTTAGATCGTCACGAACAAATACAAAACAGAGTATCACAAACCCCGGTTATGGCAGTTCGCAATCTGGGTGATGACACCCATGTAGACCAAGACCATTCGAACTTTGGGCCATAGGAATTAGAAAAATGATAAAAACAACATCAAAATATTTTAAATTTCAAGAAGTTGAACCAAGAACTACTCCAGCAGTAAATGCTACTGGTAGTACGCTTCTTAAATCAATACAAACTGTAGCTAAGAGTCAAAGGTATTCTAAAAATATGGCTAAAGTGGCGGTACCTACTAACGGTGGTGTGTTTAATATTGTAAAGAGTTTTCGGTGGACGAAATCGTCATTAAATTCTGTTACTGTAAATAACACACCAACTATTACCCTAAGGGAAATGGAAGTAATAAATCCAGCGTTTTTTAATAATATAGCTCTTTTTATAGATCAATTAGTAAATAGAGAAAAAACAGGACTACTTAATATAGGGGACAGATTATTTTCAGGAGAAGGGCAAAATGCAGTTCAGCAAGGGATGTCAGATTTAAGAGATGCCAACGCTCCATCAGCGTGGGCGAATCTATTAAGTTTAAACTTAAGTCAGCTAGGAGGTGATTTGGGTCATCACTTATTTAGCTCTGCGGTAGCTGGAGCAAACGCATTATCAAATGACTTTGAATCACTACGACAATATGTACTAGGAAGTGATCCTATATCTGGACCAGCATATTTAAGACAATATGAAAGAATATATGGTATACATTATACTGGTTTTAAATATAAGATACCTTATTTAGAAGATTCGTATAAGGAAATAAGCAATTCATGGGGTAGTGAAAATACAGGTGGTATGGTCATGAAAGGTGTTAATGCAATGACAGGGCTTACAAATTTACTTTCTCCGTCTGTAGGTGTTGATTTCGCTAAAACATTCGATTACCCTCAATCCGGACCAAGTTATAATATAAACTTTTACTTAGATAACACAGTATATGATGGTAAAGAAATGGCGCTTGATAATCTTACTTTTATATATTTGTTACTTTATCAGAATTTACCTAACAGGATTAATAGAACAGCAATAACACCACCAGTTATATATCAAGCCTTTTTGCCAGGTGTTTTTAGTTATCGATGGAGTTATTTGAGTAAGATTAATGTAAATTTTTGTGGAGTAAGACGACCCTTTCATGCAAACATTGGAGGGGAACAAACGGAAGCTATTATTCCAGAAGGATACGAAGTACAATTAACCTTAACTAGCCTTACACCAGAAACAAAGAACTTGTTTTTTGATAGTCTTAATAATGCTGTAAATGCTACTGAAGAATTTAGAGAGCCAACTGCAGAGGAGATGAGTAAAGTTCAGGGACAACTGAACGGTTCTTATAAACAATCACCGCTTGAAAAACATCAACAAACACCAGGTATATCTCAAGGACCAACAGAATGATAACTGATTTACAAACAAAGAGAAATAATATTGATGCTTTATCACCAATTAGTGATACTAGGTATGAAAATATATTTAATATGAATAAATGTGATGGTTATTTTTTTTATAATATTATTAAAAAAATTAACTTTCCAGATGAACTAGGACCAGAAGTATATATTGAACAATATACCACTGCTAGTATTCCATGGACGACATTAGCATATGAAGTATATGGTGATCAAAATTTATGGTGGATTATATGTGGTGTAAATAAGATACAAAACCCGACTATTAATCCTGAAATCGGTAAAGCTTATAAACTTATAAAACCATCATATATAAACACCATACTAGCAGAAATAAAAAAACAATTAATATAGAGTATAATGCCTAGCAATCTCCCAGACCCATCAGTTAATGAACCGCTTAAAGTTACTGCTAACAGTACTGACTATCTGGTTACAATTCAATTTTTAAATGACAAAGGTCAAGTTAAAACTATTAGTAGAGATTTTAAAAAACTACAATTTGAATCATCATACCTTACTCCGTTTATGCGAGGTAGACTACAAATAGACAACACTAATGAAAAGAGTACATTTCAATCAATAGCGTCATTTAAAACATTTGATTACAATATGGTTAGTAGTGGAGCAGAATTTATTAACATTACTATTGAACAAATTTATAACCCTACCACAAATCAAAAAGTTACAATATTAGCTGAACGATATATAGTACAAAATGTAGAACTAGGTCTTAACGACGAGAAAAAAGTATTAAATTATTATTTTGTAAATATAGACTATGGACCGTTAATGTATACTAAATTACCATGGTCGACAAATAATTATGTAAATGCCGCTGCTCAAAAAAATACAAACGATAAACAAATTTTAGTTAGTGACGCAATTAAACACTTATTAGTTTCACTATACCAAAAAGAGTCTAACCCGCAGTCAATTATTGATCTAAAGAACTGGGATGAAAGTTCTTCGAAAGTAGAATATACATTGAAAAATCAAGAACCTGCAATTATGGGTCTAAACTATTTAATGTCTAAATATGAATCTAAAACTCACGATATGGGGATACTAACAAAAAACAGAGGGTTATATCAACTTAACTCTTTAGATAAGCTTATAAAACAAGCATCAACAAAAAATTACACTGGTTTAATACGAATAGAAACAGAAGATAATAGAGAACCATATACTAATAGAATACAACCAAACAGATCGATCTGGAATAACCATCAACCTATACCTGCTCATATATCTACAATAAACATTGTACCGCAAGAGTCTACGCTCGGTTCTCATTGTATAGTAGATCATTCTGTATCTTCATATAATATTTCTAATAAACAATTTAACTTATTTAACCAGGAAGGTACTGTAGATAAATTAAAAGAAAGTATTAATAATTATACGTCAAGAACAACTGCCTTTGATGAATCTCATTTAAATACACCCAATAGAGTAGTATTATCTAATTTTGAAAATATTAAAAATGAATATAATTATTCAGGTCGATTAGCACTGCAACAAAAATTCATAAATACGTCTAAAAAATTAACAATACCAATAAATGGTAATTTATTTTTAAAAGGTAGTAATTTTATAAACGTTGAACTAACCGGGATTCCACTTAACCAAGAAATGAGAGATATTTCAGGATCATGGTTTATACTACAAAACACAACTGTCCTTCGACCAGGAATGTTTAAATCAAAAATTGTTTGTGGAAAATTAGATAAAGAAAAAGTATGAGTACAGTACCATTAAAAACAGGCATACCAAATATAGTGGATAGTAATGTTTTAGATCCAAATACACTAGATCCACAATATATAGATTTTAATTCTTTAGCTAAAGATTATGATAATATAAAATATACAAATGACCCAATAACAGAAGAAGCCGACTTCTGGGTAAATTTAGCAAATGCGAACCCGGTTGATATATCAGAACTAGATAATAGCGGAGAATTTATTGCATGGTGGTTAGATAAGTACCGTAAAAGTCATCCTTTAGTAAGAGATTTAGTTGAGCAAAGACTGCCTAATATAGAAGATACAATACTTCAAACTATATCAGAAAGCGTCGGTTTATTATTCACTCAATATTTAACACCGCAGCGTAGAAATATGCACTATGCAGATGAATTCGATCCAACACCAGATGGACCTGCAGCTAATCCAAACGATCCAAGTGTTACTCCATTTCCTTATAATAGTATAATAGATGATAAGTTAGACTTTGATACTCGTAAAAATATATTAGGTTTAAGTAAACGAGCGGAAGCTATTTTTGGACGAAATATGCAACAAGTTATTTACGGAGAACAAGGTCAACCAAATCTTCCTCATGGGACTAATCTCGTTACTGATTATATACACTATCAACGTTTAGGAGAAATACATAGTGATATTATGATAGAGATAGGAAGAATTTTAGGTGGAACATATAAAGTGTTATATTGGTTAACATGCAACAAAATTGCTAATAAACAAGAAGCTGTTCCCGTCGTACATACTCTCAGAGTTGAAAACACTGAGCAAGAAGTAGATGATTTAATGAACGCAATTCAAGACTCGTGGCGAGGGTTTACTATGAATGATATTAAGTCTTAGGTTCTACCTGATCAATATCAATAACATCTGCCTTTTTTAATAAACGATCTAAAACTTCTTCCCTACTTAACATTAATTCACTTTGTTTCTCAGCTGCTAGAAGTTGCTTTTTAGAATCAATATCTAGTTGCTTCGCCTTTATTGTTGTATTAGATTTTTTATCTTGAACAACTAATTTATTTAATGTTTCTATAGCTCCAGTAGATGCTTTAATAAGCTCAGCAAGAGAAGAGACATTTTCTGCTTCAGGCATATGATGAACTACTTCTTTCATATTATCTATTAACTCTAATGAATCTTGAATTAATTTTGATGATTTTTTAATTATAAATTCCTCAACATCTTCTTTAGACAAATCAATATTGTCTTCAGCATGCTGAAGTATTTTCTTATTATCTTTCGGTAAAGTTTTTAATTGAGATATTAAATCCGCTGGATCAATGTCATCCATAAAATTATTTACTTGAAAAACGAAATATATACACTATATTTGTCGTATGAAATTAAAAGGCAGCATTAACGAACAATTAAAAGCAACTGGAGGTCGTTTTCCAGAAGATTTTAAAATGAGTTTTGTAAGAACTCACCCAGATGCAAAGCTACCAGAACAAGCACATAAAAGTGATACTGGGTATGATCTATATAGTGTTGAAGAGGTTATTGTTCCTGGAAGAGGATCAGTTGTTGTTCCGGTAGGATTAACACTCGCGTACTTAACACCTGGTCTTTGGTTTAGAATAGAACCTAGAAGTGGTTTAGGGTTTAAGCATAACATTCAACCTCATTTAGGTATTATTGATAATGGTTATAGAGGTGATCTAGGAGTAAAATTATATAATTTTAGTGATACTGAAGTAACACTTCCTAAAGGAAGTAAAATCGCACAAATAGTATTATACACTCATTTTACAGCAAAAGTAACAGAAACTAATAAGGTTGATGATACTGAACGTGGGAGTGCTGGATTTGGATCTACAGGATGACAATGAGTGACAAAGATAATACATATTTTTTATTAACTCGATTTCCTGGACGATATCAGCCGTGGTGGGGATTCCCTTCAGCGTCTAGTGCAGGTCGTAAAAAAATAAAAGCTTTTAAAAACAGATTAAACCTTATACTCCCGGAAATTAAATTAAATGAAAATAAAACACTAATCGATATAGGCTGTAACGTTGGTTGGAATACATTTGAATTAGGTAGTAAAGGGATATCTGTTACAGGTGTTGATAAGAGTAAAAATTATATTGAACTAAATAACTTTTTACGCGAATATCATAATTTAGATAAAAATCATATTGAATTTATCGCCGCCGATGCAAACCGGTTTTTCCAAGGACACGAAAAAATAAAAATTAACAAAGATATATTTAATGTAAAGAAAAAAAACACAACATATGATTATTGTATTTGTTTTAATGTAATGCACCATTTTTTGGATGAATGGAAAAAAAACAAAGAACATTATAGTAAATGGATGCGTGATACTGGTAAAAAGTCTCTAGTTTTTAATGAGCGAGGAATTAAGCTGCTCAAAAATATTCAAGACAATTGTAAAACTGCATTTTTTCAAATAAGATTAAGAGCTTCTTTTAAAAATTATGAAGAACAAGATAGTAATTTTGTACAATATCTTATTGATGAAATCGGATTTAAATCATGTAAAATACTTCAAACTGAAAATAATAATGATTATTTGAGCGCCCCTAATCCAATATACATGTTTAATAATTAAAAATGACAATTTCTGACATCTGGTGTGAAAAATATCGACCGAGTACATTAGATGAAATAGTCCTAGATAAAAATACTAGGTCTTATTTTAATACAGTACAGTCGGAAAAAAATATACCTAATGTACTATTTGTAGGCAAGCCAGGTATTGGTAAGACCTCTCTAGCTAAGATTATCGTTAATGATGTTCTTAAATGTCAATATCTTTATATTAATGCCTCTGATGAGAACGGTATAGATACTATACGTACAAAAGTTCTTAACTTTGCGCAGACCCAAAGTCTCTTTGGGAATATTAAGATTATAATACTTGATGAGTGTGATGGGTTATCTATTGATGCGCAAAAAGCGCTACGTAATTCGATAGAAGAATATCACGACTTAACAAGATTCATTTTAACAGCAAATTATAAACATAAAATCATACCTGCTCTTCAAAGTAGATGTCAGGTATTTGATATCAATTATAATAAAAATGATTATATAACTAAATTAATATCTATCGTTAAAGCTGAAGAGGTAAAAATTAATAAAGAACAATTCACTTCTATTGTTAATAGTTGTTATCCAGATTTCCGAAAAGGTATTAATACATTACAAAAATATTACTTATCAGGTGGTAAGGATGATAGTGTATTTAATGTTACAGATTTCTTTAATGGATTAAAGGATCTTTTGAAGGAAAAGAAATATGTATTAATACGCAAATATATAATTGAAAATGAAGCATTATTTAATAATGACTATGATGAACTATTTAAACGGTTATTTGATTATATGTATACTGCGGAAATAGATATAGATAAAAAAAGAGACTGTTTAATTACAGTCTCTAAATATTTTTACCAGAATAGTCAATGTATCGATCAGGAGATCAATTTCTATTCTTGTATACTTGATTTACGAGTTTAAGGTAAATAATTCGCCGTACCTAAGTTATAATTACCATCAGGTACTTTAGTTTGCTGACCTACGTCGATTGTTTTATCTTCTGCTTCTGCAGGTTTCAGCTGTACTTCACCTTGCTCTCCTTTAACTGGTCGAGTTGCTCGTGCTTCCTCCCACGACATATCAAATTCTAACAATTCTACAGGTATTGTTAAATTATGTGAAAAGAACCCTGGGTTAACTTCAACAACAATATCTGCACTATCCCAATTTTGTGAATCAGTAGCTTCTGCTTGATTAGGGTTCCTCGCATCATATAAATTCTTTTTTATAGTAGAAAGCATAAGATATTTGCCCTGCTCAACTAATGTTAAAATCTCATTTACATAATTTTGCCTAGCTTCACCTAGACCTTTATACCAATCAGATGACTTGCAAGTACTTTTAATTTTAACATAATCTCCAGCAACCGGACCGGGTCTAGTAAACTGACCAATTTGTTCTTCAAATAATGTATCGAACTTACTCATTTCAATTATTTATTGTTTTAAGCACTTATAAATTAAATAATTATACATGGCGATTAAGCTCGACATACTTAAAGATAGAAAGAATGCAGATGCATATCGTAAATTCTCTTACGCAGATTTAAGATTAGATCTAGATCTTAATAGTCATATACCATCTACTCCAGTAGGTATCAGTAAAAATCCTATAGATTTTAGATTAAGCTATGATGAAAATGCTATTTTTAATTCTATTAAAAACATCTTTAATACAAAGAAAGGGCAAAAGATTTTAAACCCTTCATTTGGCTTAGATTTAGAAGTATTTTTATTTGATAATATTTCTAAAGAAAATGGAGATGTTATTGGTAAAACAATATATGAAGAATTACCTTTACATGAACCTCGTATAACAGTAGAAGCAGTTAATGTTGTCGCTAGACCAGATGATAATGAATATGAAATAACCATGTCTATTATTATTCCTCCGTTAGGTAACAAATCAGCAACATCAACTGGAATATTAACAGAAGGAACTTTTAAATACATTTAACCCATGAGTCATTATACAACAAATACAGAACGATCTAATATAACAGAGTTCGATTTACCGACAAACGCATATGCTGGTTTTGACGCACAAACCATGCGTGATTTAATTATTAATCGTCTTAACAACGATTCGACAATTAATTTTACAGATCAAAATTTCGAAGGTAGTAATATTTCTGTGCTTATAGACATACTCGCATACACATACCATACATTATTATTTTACTTAAACCAAACAAGCGCAGAGAGTAATTTTGCTGATGCCGAGTTATATGAAAATGTAAATCGAATTGTAAAGTTAATAGGTTACAAACCAGCTGGACCGCAAACATGTATATTACCAATTAATGTAACAGGAAAAGCAGCACTAAGTAAAGGTTATTATACAATACCGAAATTTACCTTTAGTACCGGTAGCGGTCAAACATTTACTACTATAGAAGATATAACGTTTGAAAAAACAACAACAACTGTCGAAACAATCGACCCTGTTGGTAATACATTAATGTATGAAGGTACTGTAGAAGAATATCCAGTAATATCTCCACTGGGTGAAAATTACGAAACAATATTTTTAAATCCTGGTGGAGACGTATTAATAGATCATTTTAATATTTTTGTTTATGTTAAGGAGACAAATGAGCAAAGTAAATGGTATGAATGGAGCAGAACACCGAGCTTGTTTTTATCAAACCCGAATGATAGACATTTTGAAGTTACATATAATGAAAATAAAAAATATGAACTCAGATTTGGAAATAATATTAACGGTAAGAAGTTAAACGATGGGGACTCTGTAGCAATATATTATATAAAATCATCCGGTACTCGAGGCAAAGTAACAAAAAATACATTGAACGCTAGTAATATAAATATCTACAATACTACACAATTCGATGAAATATTTGCTGATGTCAAAGATACATCACTTAATTATGTAAGTATATCCGCTTCACCTAATATTACTTTAACTAATACTGAAGATAGTACGGAATTCGGTGAACCAGAATCTGTATCAGAAATCAAACAAAACGCTCCTAGATTCTTTAGTTCGGAATATAGATTAACAACCAAAGCTGATTATAAGAGTTTTATACAACGTAATTATAAAAGCTTTATATATGACTGTGCAGTATTTAATAATAGCGATTATACAAACAATTATTTAAAATATATAAACGATGAATTAGGTTTAACAGACTACACTAAAGATACAAACGCATTAATGAATCAATATTATTATGCAGATAGTGCTGATTCGAATAATATATACTTAATTATTGTCCCTAAACTACGTAAAGAAAAATCCGTGGTTACTCGGTCTAACTACTTACCAACTGCATTGAAAGAAAAAATACAATTAGAGATTGAACAGTATAAACTATTAAATAGTGAAGTTTCTTTTCTCGACCCAGTTTATTTAAATGTTGATATAGGACTTAAATCTGCAGGAGAAGATTCTAGTACTGCATTTAGAAACACTACTGAGATACATTTACGTAGGGATTCTCGAACATTAATTAATGAAGCTCAATTAAAATCAAGTGTGTTTAATATAATAGCGTCATATATTAAAAAATTAAAATTAGGAGATACAATAAATGTAAGAGATTTAAATAACGATATTGAAGCCATTAAGGGCTTAGTCGATTTTAAAACAGTAAGAACAGATTCAGGTCTAGAGATACCGGGGTTGTCATTATGTGTTTTTAATCCTATATATAACGGAAAGGATATAAAATTTATTGACACAACGTTAAAACTAAAACCATATCAAATACCATACATACAAAATGAAGTAGCCTTAAAAGATAAAATTAAAGTTATGAGTGTGTTGGAAAGTAAAGCTATAGTAGAATATTAATGAGTACGTCGACAGATAGTAATAATGACCCTAACGAATTGCCGGTTTCGTTTACAGTGACTGTTAATACTTCTGGAACTAACCCAGATAGTGTTGATAGTCATCCACTAAAAGCATCTCATGCTGGGTTTACTCGTATATCAAAATTTACAGTAGAGCCTGTTCTCTCAGCTGCTGACCATTTAACTAAACTTGATATAACAAATTTATTTCACAGTAAAGTATCTAACCGTATAGCAAAATGGGACTTTGGTGATGGTTATACATTAAGTGGTACAGATGCATTTAGAGCTACACATACATATAATGTACCAGGAATTTATACAGTTGCAGTTTTCTTATACGATAAAGACAGTAATGCGTATAGATCGACATTTACAGAAACAATATCAATCTTTAATTACGCAAATACAAGCCTTGCTGTAGAAACTCGGAATATAACAGAAGCTGATGGAGCAAATGCTAGAGCTTTATTCGCCGGTGAACGTAAAACATTTAATATGGAAACCACGGCGACCTGGCAAGACATACCAGATCCAGATGAACCTGCAACATTCTTTTTTACGTCAAGTGGTAGTATAGCAAAACCATTTGATTTTAATAATAAGTACGGTCATATAGTACCGTTTAATGCTTATTATGATGAAAATAATAATATAATTAATAACGTTAACGGGTTACAATCAACACTACACCCGCATTATTTTTATGTAGGTACTAATAATACAATAAAAGAATGTACAAAGAGTCAAGCTTTTTCTAGCGAAAATACTGATGCTCATCTTTTATATTCAAGCACAGATGAATACTTTAGTAAAGCTGCTCCACAAGTTCGTAGACCTATTAAGTTTCAATATGTTGATGATATACCAACCAGTCAGGTAAATTTATTAATACGATTAGATACAAGTAAGCACAGAGTAAAAAACTTTTATGTAGATAATATAGAAACAGATATTAATAATAGTGGTCGAAACTTTTTAGAAACAGATGTTGCTCGTCCAATAGTTAAAGACAAATCTACTATTAATAAAAACGTAGGTACTACTATTGGTATACCAGTAAAAATTCAAACACCGTTTACTCAGCGGTTATCATTTACATCAACTGGAATGAAAGAGATGTCCAGTATACAATACAAACGTCAAGGGGATCCGTTTCAAGTATTCGTGGCTCTAGCTGATAAAAAACTAAACATTGCAAAATTTTATAATACGTTTTACTTACTAGCAGGAGCTAATAACCCACCTCAAGACAGACAATTGGCTTATGAATGGACAGATGGTACAACTACTTCAACATCTAACATTAGCAGTTTATGTACAGAGTATTTTCCGTATGACGGGACAGTGACGGCTTTAAGTAGTTATGCATATTTTAATATTACTCCTCTTGAGTCCGGAACATGGACGTTGAATATAACAGGAAGATTAGATTCATTTAACTCTGTAACTGCTGGTCTTACTTCATTAGGAAAAACTATAGATTACGATTCTGATGGTCCATTAGGCCCGGTAACAATCGGGACTAGCTCGGGAACCGCAATAGGCGGCGATAAACTAATTATGGGGTCTTATACCTTTACTGTATTTCCATCTACTAACGATGTAGAGATTTATAAAGTTAATGAAGATGTAGATTATTCAAATATATTAAAAAGTTACAGATTTCAATCCTTACAACATGAATACGATAAACTATTTGACGGTATTTTCACATCATTTGTAGGTGAAGCAAGCTCAAGCCCAACAACATTCGGTAAAACAATTTTTGAAAAAATTGCAAACTTTACAATGAATAATAGTGATGTTGATTTCTGTAGTGTTAAGTCACTTGAATCTTTTTATCATTTTCTTAATGAAGATATAGATACATCATTACCAGATGCTCCACCTGAGCTAAGAAGAATGTATGACTTGTTTAGTGTAAAGATTACTAGATTATTAGGTGATTATGAACGGTATGATAGGAGTTTTGATACTCGGTTTTATACATCATCTGCAGATAGAAGGAATATAGATTTTGATAATAAAATTACAACCTCATCCTACTTAGTAACCGCTGGTAAACCATTTATTGCAAGACAGAGGTTTAATAATGAATTTATTTTTATTAACCCTCAACAAATTCCAAACTTAAGTGCTGACGGTAAAATAGTACATCCTAATCCTGTTTTATCTACATACTATTTATCTACATATAATACATCTACTTTAAGTGGGTATAGTACATGGGGATGGCCACTAGATACAACTGTTACTGGTGCCTCTGGATTAGATTTATTGTATGATTTTTATCCGTTTACATCCTATAGTGTTGTTTCTAACGAAAATGTACAAAACAATATTATAGACTATAATAACAAGTACAATTCTGTTGCAAGATCAGTTTCATCTCTAAGTGCATCATGGGATCCTGCTGGTGGAATAGTATATAAGAATTTAGATTATCAAATTAGAAAAGGACTAGACTTATAATGGTATCATTAAACACACATAATCCATTATCGTATAAAGAGTGGAAAAAGCATTATGAAGAAGTTTTTAATGCATCAGAACTACCTACTCTATATAATAATTACCTCACTGAATGGAAAACAGAAAAATTAGAAAGAGAGGCAGATGATGATCTTTATGTAAGAAATATATATACCCAGTTTCTTAAAAATATAAACCTTAGTACAATAGATAATAATGTTGTAAGGTTCCTCGATCGAATCAAGACTAATAACATTTATGAATTAGAACTAGCAGTACATTATTATTCTGAAATAATAAAAGATCAATTAAAACATGTTCGAGACTTAAGAGAAGATTTTAAATTTACTAAAACAAAAAATAAACTTAAATCCTCGAAAGCAGGAATAACGAATTATCTTAAAAACTTTATCATACGGTTACTTAACGATAATACGTTTGTCACTGAACGTACTAATACGTTGGTTAGTGATATAAACATACCGAAAATTGCAAATAATTTTAGTATCAATTTAAATACATATGCATCAGATGATTTTGTATACAATTTTCATAAAGTAGATAAAAACCTCGTTTTAAACATACCACAAAAGGTTCTCGAAGAAGTACCTAATATTAATCAAGTATTAACGGTTAATAAAGATCGAACACCTTTAAAAGTTAGAATAAATAACATATCTGCGCCTAATAGTATACTTGGTATAAATCAACCATTTTCAAATTTTGAAAGATTACCGGTAAGATATTTTAAGGATGAAGAGAAAACGTCAAACAATTTAAAATTTATCCTTGAACGAGATTTAATTCAAAAATATATCTCTAATGACCTATACTATATAAACAGTATAGCTAAAGAGGTAAATAAATTATTTAAACATTCTAATTCAACAAATAATCTCTCTCAGAGATATGGCCCGAATTTATTTAAAAAATTAATTAACATAAAACATAATGAAATATATCCTCAGCAATTATCTTTCTTTAATACTGGGGTAACCGTATTTCACTCAAGCAATTTAACTTATTCAATAGAGTTGTCAAGTCTACGTGGCTCTGAATACATTATACCTGATCCAGATAAATTCGAATCAGGTGTTAAGTGCGTCGGGGATATTAGAAATAGTAAAACAGGTGAAGTAGTTAAGAACATATATAGAAAAAGAAAACCACCTTTTAAATATAAAGCTAAAAATGCTCAATTTAAAAATGATAACCTCAGGTCTGGTGTAAACATATATAACAATAAACTATTACGTAACTACGGATATCAAAGTAAAGAAAACAGTTTAGATTATTCGTTCACAGGTATTAATAAAAAAGAAGACGCAATAAGTTTTTGGAATGATGATGCAACCCATGTTACATGGTTAAACGAAGATACATACCCAATAGAAGATTTAAATGTATATCCTGAATCAACTAGATTAGATGATTTATTAATTTATAATAAAACAGGAGTAAAGGTAAGAAGTGATATTTACGGTAATGAGTTTTATTTTGTAAAATCTTTATATCCGAAACGAAAAGCAGATGGTGCAAATGTAGATACACCAGCCGCTACTACATCACCCTCCGTTACATCGGCTGAATATTATGATGGTTTATTTTTTGATACAATGCTACAAGCGATATCTTCTTCATATTATCGCGCTACTGGTACATTGTATTCTAGTATAACAGGAATGTATGATACATTTGTCCTAGCAAATGATGGTACTGCTGATCTACTAGGTCGAACTAGTTGTACAAATGGTGCGAGAGATAATTTTAATGCACCGTTCCACGCTGAGACATGTGATACAATTTTTACCAATATTCTATCTAGTAACGGTGTTTCAGCTGCATCTGGTATCGACTGTGGATCGTTCATAGATCATCCAGGTACTGGCACAGATTTAGTATCAACATATTTCCAAGAAACAACAGTACCGTATTATACAATAGATACAACATCTATTTATACAAGTAATAATACTGTATTTGAAAGTACATCCCTTAATAATTTTGCTTCTACATCTGTACAATTATTTGATCAACAATATGTAAAAGCTGGTGAGATTTATATAAGAAATGTAGCAACACAATTAGTTGAACCATTGTCAACAGCCTTTGTAAATGTGTTTAATAAGCATACAGATGGCTGGACGGATGGTTCGTCGACGGGTAACACAAAATCTAACATATTATCAACGAGTAATATTGTAGATTTTGATCTTGTAGAAGACACAATATACATACAAACATCAGCAGAAACAGTTACTGAGAGATATAAATTTGAAGATAAAATATTTAAAGTCGCTGCGAGCTCCAAAACCCTAGTTTTGAGCACATAACATAGTAAATAATTTAAATGTTCACAACAAAACAATCAGACGTTTTTTATAATGACCAAACAAGAGAAATGTTTGTGTGTAAAGTTAGCTCCATTTCCGGTCAAAGATGTGAAGGATCAACTGATATAGTTTATGGTGCGTTACCTATAGTATATAAAATTGATAAAAACACAAACTATCAATCAGTAATATATCCTAAAAATCTTGATACATTTAAAGATGATAATAGAAGTGATTTATTTGATTTACTTCCGAAAAACTATTACGGGGATGATACGAATTTTAATTCTATTACAAAACCACTTATAAATTATAATAAAACATCTGATAGATATTCAGTTACATGTATAGGTAGATACACAGCAAGGACTGATGGTTTTGGAATATTAAATTATATTTTTCAATATATAGATACTGATTTTTATTTATTAGATACAGAAGCATTTTTACCTAAAGATAAACTAGGTAACAGCCCATTTACATTTAAAAGTGGTTATTTAAATTCTGATTTTATTATAGGTGGAAATCCACTTAGATGGAACGAAGAGATTGACACTGCTTATCAAGAGAGAGTTACGGATTACTCTCTTACACCGACACATGTCGATTATAACGATAGCTTAGGTTTTAATTTAATGGCTTATTGTCGCAAAGGTACAGGTGCAGGTAGTAGTGAAAAAACTTGTCTCACTGCAACTAAACAATCTGTATTTCAATATTCCGGAGGTTATATTACGTATAACCCTAAGTACACAGCATTTGATTCTAATTATGACATACGTGTAGATTTTACAGCAAAATCATTTCAGGTTCCTACAATGACCGCTTATAGGTCACTTCAATCCAATAATTCTGATAGTCACCCGTCTAGATATATAGATATAGCTACTACTGCGAACGGTGGACTAACAGGGTCCGGTGAAGGTTTTTGCGCATATTTTTATAGGAATCCTACTGATGGTATTGTTGAACCAATGGGAGTAGGTAGTACATTAGGTTACGCAAAAGCATCTACCTTGGCAACCGAAATTGAAGAAAATGCTTCTTCTGGTAGAATACCGTTAAGCGCAGGTAATGTTGAAGGCTTAATTGTTAATAATTCTAATATGTATGGTGCTAATTATGGTGCACCAGCTGATTGTTTTTTAGGAGTAGGGTTTGATATTAGAGGAGATTTTTGTACTACTGCTGACGGAAAAGAGGGTTGGTTATCCGCTGGCGGTGGAGCAGGTACATGGAGCCATGGAAAATGGTCAGGTGGTCATACTAATAAAACAGCTCCGAGCTCAGTAGGCATCCGAGGTAATAGAGATTCTTTTACAAGAGTATTAACGTGTATGTCAATATCAACAGTAGCTGCTAGCGCAGTTTCCATGCACCAGCAATCAGCTAACGCTACAGGGTCTGATGTTGACTTTCAAGACTATAGAATTGATCTCACTAATAAAGGTACTCGAGTCACGATATATAATAAACTTACAAGCGCTACAGACTACAATACAATAATGGAGTTTGACTTAAATAGCGTAAAAGATAATAAAGGATCATTTTATCAGCCATGGTCTGTTGGTATTGGTACTACAGCTGTTGGTATTGGTACTACATCTCCTTGGCCAGGTCCTGGTTATGCACCGGGAGTTGGTGTAGGTACTAGTGGTACATATCAATCAGGTAAACTTGAACCTGCCCCTCTTAACGTAGGCCTATCATTTACAACATCGAATTTTAGTAGTCACTTTGAATTACACTCATTTAAAGTAACAGGTGTAAGAATGGGTCAACCGACTAAAGCAATAGAAAAAATAGACAATATAACTACTGTAGAATATCTAGAAGAATCGTCTGCTAATTTAAGAAGAGATTTAGTCACTATTCCTATTACAGATCCTGTCGATATTACAATGTTAATAAAACGAGAAAAACTTCTCGACAGGATTGATTTATGCGCAGCACCGAGAGAATGGAAAACTACTGAGATTGAAGCTAAGTGGACAGCTGTTAACACAAGGAGAAACGATATACCTGGTCCTCCTGGTGAGCAAGAAAAGCCAGTAATACAAGATCCTCCACCACCTCCTACAAAATGTTCCGGTTGGTATCGTAGGTGGCCAACAACTATAACTGATCCAGAAGCAGGCCCAGCGACTGGGACAGATAAAGACACAGATAGCTCTAGTGGTGTATGGGCATATACAGTCGGGCCCGCAGCCGGCAACCCATCTGGTCCGATCGGTCTTCATCCGTCAAATACAGCTCCCTATTGGGCATCAGTGCCTGGTAGTGATAACAAAGAATGGATAGAAGTTAATGCAGGTGGTAATAGATATTTACTTCAACAGAAACTATCGATATTTGGTGACGATGCGGGGTCAGTTACTCTCCCAGAAGATTTTAATCCTAATTTTGCATCATGGCCGTATGCAACAGAATCCGGTGCTGCGCATCCAACACATTGGAAGCATTTTAGCCCAGACCAAACAATCACGCTTCCAGGCTACCGGGACAATAACGGTAAGTGGAAGACGCTTGAAGTTGGTACTGTCGGTACCGGTGGTTTCAGGTCCCTCTCATTTCTAGTTTATGCAAAATGGAGAGACTGTGAAACTACTCCAGAAACCACACCTATAGATACTGTTAATGAGGGCGAACCTGAGATAAATGAACCTATACGGAAAATAGGTCATTGCTGGGTTAAAACGTGGGACCAAATTGACAAGATGCTCCAGGACTATTATAATAAGTGCCAGTACGAATCACCACAAGAATGTCATGATTATATAGGGTACGTGTCTAATTTAGAAGATAACGCGTTATATAAAGATGAATATACCCATCATAAATGGGGTCAATTATTTGGAAGAGTTGAATATTATTCCCGGGACAATCTAGACTCTCTAGTAGGTCTCAAGCAAGAAGTTAAAAATCAATTTCAAAACGGTATAACGTATTTCCGCAAATGGGGAGATAGGTTATTTAATGGAACTATTCGTTGGAACCAGGGAAGAAACTGTGTCACTACGAAGAATGCTAAGGGTAAAGATATAACAGTATCATGTGATCCAGAGGGTTGTTACATTGTGGCTGGTAACTATTTAGAACATGCAATGCGTGCTAGTCAGTGCGGAGGTCATGGTGCAGCAATGTGGCATGATGGTGTTGGTTCACCAGGAAGAGATGATAAATATGCCTATAGAGATCATAGTACTGGCACTACATGGACGAATAAAGAAGCTTGGGAGTGGCGAATAGGACAAGGTTTACCTGAAACCCGAGATGAGAATGTTATGGGTATTGGTGCTAAGGTCGGTACAGATGACTTTCACAGAGCCTTAGGTACAAGGTTAGATTGGAAAGGATGAACATAGAAATAGAATAATATGAATACGTATACATATAATGTAACAGGAGGAAATTCCAGCGGTCATAAGCATGGTACTCCAACTGCTACTAGTACACTATCTACGTTTTCTGTGTCCCTTACCGGTACTACTAGTGTAACATTTTCCTTGTCTTGTTTATCAGCATATGATGATCATGCAACTAGAAAACTTAATAAAATAATTGTTGATTTTGAACAAGACGGGTCTGATGAATTAATAATAAACAGACCAATAACAACGACTTCAATACCACCGATATCTACAACTACATTTACTAGAGTTATTGAAACCGAACCAATTGATAGTTCAATAAAAAATGTATATTTAACTTTATACAGAGACGATCTCGAGGTTGATATGATTGATATACAATTCACAATGAATCAACCTGGTATTGAAACATTTGAAGATATTAATTTAATTAAAACAGATTATTTTAATACTAAAGATACTACAGATGAAAAACTATTATTAACATTTGCTAATAAAAATCCTGAAGTATTAGGATTGAATTTAATTGATATTAACGCTGTAGCAAGAAGTGAATTTGACCCAGCATTGGCGTATAGTCAAACTATTAGCTCTGAATCATTTAATGTTGGATTTACAACAGAATACGTACAAATAGATGCTAATGAATCTAATACTGGAGATTCGATTATAGTAAAAATTAATGATATCTATAATCCAGTTACTAAAAAACCAAAAGATAATGATAATATTACTCTGAAATATAGAACTCGTGCTGCACATCCCGACACTGGGAATATATACATACCAGGTCAATCACTAGCAGCGGGAGATACTGCATATGTACCTCTAACTGCTAATTCATCGTTTATGCATTTGACTGGTTATATAAACTGGAACCCTGGAGACTTTATTAAGGATATTGATCTAGCTGAAAAGGTAATATCAGTACCATTATTAGATATTACAGGAACAAGATCATCATTAGCAGACGCACAATACTTCTATTTTACTAACGTAGGTACAGGTGTATCTGTTTCGCAATTACCGGTTGGCGGTTATTTCATGGTAGATGTATTTGATCCACAAAGCTGTAATACTATATCAACTGGAATAAGTACAATTACTGCGTTTGTAGATTATTAACGACTAAATAATTATATGGCTATAGAAGACGAAATTGTAAATATATCTGATTTAGATGTCGGAACGGAAATATTAAAAACAGATAAGTTGCTTGTTGAAACAACCAACGGTACTAAGCTATTAAACTTTAGAGATTTTGTCATCGGTCTTGATAATATTAGTTTTTATCATTTAATATCCGGACGAGGTGATAATACCGGTAATAAACAATTTTTTACAGTTGGCGGGTTTAATATATTAAGATCTGATACAGATACAGATCATAAACCTACATATTCAGATTTAAAAGGTACCATTAACCTAGGTGTGCGTAATTACGATGCATATACTACATTGCAAGATATTTCAGGTAATGTAGCTCGCAACCGAAGTGATATACAAAACATATTAGCCAGGTTAGGTCAAATTACAGCCCTATTAGAAACCGAACAAAAAGTTCAGTTAAAGGATGGTGCAAAAATACGCTTATACAAAACGAAATCATGGAACACTGCTACTGACTCCAATCAAAGAGGAGATCTGGAGTGGTATGACGGTCGACCAGCAGACCTTGAAATTCGAGCTGAAGGAACAGATACTGATATTGTCACAATACCAGCTAGGTTATTAGATACAACATCATCATCAGTTGAATCTGTTAACTTTAAAGTATCAGTTACAGGGAACGATATAACAATACCATCAAGCGGAAATCTAGCTTTTAATAGAACTACTATTGAACCAGCTATTGGAACTGTAGTTCAGAACCCGTTTAAGATGACATACCCTAGTGCAGCACAATTTTCAACAAGTACAATATCATTTGATGCGTATATAGAAATATTATATGAAAACGCCGACACTAGTGCCGACGCTGTTCCTGTTACGGTGTACATTAATGGTACTGAAGCACGTAAGGCGTTTCCTAAGAAAGTAGGGACCTCATATATATATGATTTTAGTTTCGTCGATGAAGTCACAAGCGATGGGGTAGTTCTTATAAAGTTCGGCAGTTCCGGTAGAACTGGATCGAATGCTCCAAAGATCGGTAAAGGTTCATCGTTTTCTGGTGTAAGGATGTTCTAATAATGAATGTACAAATTATTGATAGTAGCTCTCTACCGATAATTGAGTATCGTCACATACACGATGCAACTATAACACTCCGCAAATATAGAGAAAATTTTAACTTCGGATTAATTACAAATCAATATTATTTTAATCAAAATCTAAAAGATAAAAAGACAAACTTTAATACACAATATTCATTAACAGAGTTAGCAGAATTATCTACTATAGCAGAACTTAAAATACCATTTACAACTAATACTGTTAGTTCATTTACTACAACAATAAAACAAGGAGATAAGTATCTGAAGACTTGCTACACGGATGCAGGCTCCCCAATTAGTAGTGTTTTTGTTAATGCGTCAGAATTTAGTACTCTAAGTAGCCAGTTTTTCTATACGTTTCATATTAGTAGCATTCCAGCTCCAACTACTAGTGACGGTCGTTCTTATATGCCGTTAAATAAAAGAGAAGCATGTTATATAACTCAAACATATAATAGTAATACATTTTATCTAAGTGCACCGTATCATCAAGATGAAGCAGCGAAATGGCAATCCATTACACCTACTACAGACAACCGAGCTTGGCTCAGCTTTTCTATCGATAATGATACGATCACTTTAAGCAATAAAGCAACAAACATAAATGATTTAAATGTTGGTATTGGAACTGCTGCTGATCAGAAGGCGAATATATTAATAAACAAATCTGATGTATTATATCTATCAGCTCCTGGTACTTGGCAAAATACTGTAGCAGATTTAAGTGCTGGATTCTTCACTATAAATAGAAATGTTTTAACTAAAGACTTTAAAACACTACCTAGTAATTTTGTTAAATATAAATCAGATTATAATGTTGATAAGGTATCACTAACTAATGTAGAAGCGGTAAGTAACAATTATTTTGTATTCAATAATAATTATAATTTTTATCAAGACAATAGCGAAAATAAATTCATTGCTCATGTAGATTTCTTCCCATTAAAAAACCAAGCAACTCTACATGAGTATTATTCTGAAAATAATCATTACAATTATGAAGCTGATACTAATAATAGAGTTTATGAAAAAATACACGCCGGTGTTCATCAACAACACGGATATCCTAATATAGGATTATCATATAATATTGGTACATATGATTTAACTTTTAAACCTAATAAGCTAACATATTTTACAACACCTGACTCTATATCACCGTATACATCACTTAATATTAATGATTCTAAAATTGAAAACTTAGGTGCTATACCTGGTACTAATCCATTAATGTCAGATAAAGTTTTCAAAAGAAGAGAAGTAATTAAAAATAATTCGTTTAGTGACTCCCCTAATCCAATGTACCTATGTAGTTGGTTGTCAGGTAATAGCGACGGAGATACAAGATGGGTAGATAGATACTACAACCCATTAGCTTCTAATTTTTCTGCTGCATTATCAGGCACCTCTCATTATAAAGTAATAACAGCTGCAGGAACCGAAACAACAGAAACATTTGATGTGTCGTCTAACTTAACATTCGAGCCTAATAACGATTATGGATACTATCATGTTGGTGATCAAGATTATGAAAAATTATTTGATGCATTTGATAGTAAATATAACAAAACAAAAAAAGCCGAATATTTAAATCATAAAGGCATACCACTAACACAAAAATTTGTTAAAAGGGATCGAGAAATAATTTTAGACGGTAATAATTTTGCTAGAGATAAATCAGACATAATAGGGGACTTTAGTATGAATTTTTGGTTACATACTAAAGATAATAATAAGCCTTTTTGTTATCAATTATTAGGTAACCTGCAGGAGGATGGAATAGGAATATTTAATACTGATCTTGTAACACCAAATATTATATTACCTGTTAACAATACAACAGATAAAAATAGTTTAAGTCAAACATACTTTAGTAAGTTATTATTTTTAAATAATGATTTCGAAGTATATGATTATATTATTTTAAAAGAAGGTAACCAAGAAGTTACTATTGATGGTATTGCTCGTAAAGATATTTTTTCTGAGTTTTATGTACTAGCACATACGGAGGTGACAAGTAGAGCACATGACTCTGTATTAGAGAGAGATGTAGAATGTCGAACAAGAAAACAATATATAATATATATTTTTAATAACAATAACCATCTAATAGGTAAGATAGAAAACTTAAAAGATTCAGATATTCAAATAGATGACTTTGATGTAGATGAAGATAAAATTGACGTCTTATTTGCACCCGTAGACGAATTTAAATATTTTACCTACAATACTAAAACAAATAAATTTGGTGGTGATGTTCAAGGTAAATGGAACCCGTCTACATGGACAACTGCTAGTTCAGCGTGCCCCGATGCTGATCCCGATGGCGGCCGAACAAAGTTCCCAATACCAAAAGGTAGAAAGGGTAAGTTAATAAGAAAGGATGGTGTACTATATAAATTTGATGTTGATAAGTTTGGAAATGGAAATGAAGTAACAATTGACAATAATAATATACCTTGGGTTATAAGACAAGACGATCCAACAGATCAAGCTAATGAACAAACCCACGTTAAAAAATTAAAGAAAAGAAATGTAACAGATTATAGAAAAATACAACAAGACGATAAAAATGATAGAATATTATCCGGTCTAGATAAACGATCTAAAATTCATAGTATTATAAATGACGAGATAAATAACATAATTGTACTACATGATGAGAATGTTATTTCTATATTAGATAATGATCGCAAGTTACTCCGCACTAGAGAATTTTGTAGTTTAAGATGGACAGAAGGTGAATCATATATAGACTTAATTTATGACTTTGAAGATGGAGAATATAAAAAATATATATTACTGATACAACAATTTATTGGAGGTTCTAGACTATCAAAGCTCGATCCAGATACATTAAAAATAGTTTATAGTAAGAAGCTTCATGGTGTTAATCTTGGTTCTCTAAAGCTAACCAAGACAGTTACATCATATGGTTATTTAAAAAAGACAGGAGCAAATAAAAATAGACTAAAAATCGTATTAAAGAAAAAACCAAAATTCTCAAGTACAGGTAAGTACCCTAGAAAAACGTCAATAATTGATTTTGACTTCTCTACGTTAAACCCAGGATATAATCATTTCTTTATTAACGTATCTTTAAATAAAGGGTTCATGTGTTTATATGTAAATGGTAAATTAGCTAATAAAGTAGACTTTTCACCTGCTAAATATGCCTTAGCAAATATACTTGAAACAGGATTATATATAGGTGCAGTATCAACTCCGTATTATATAACACTAGCTAACAAACTACTACAAGAGAAAAAATATTTTGTGCATAACGCAAAGATAAAGGGATTTAAAATCTATAATAAGATTATGACTTATTTTGACATGCTGGCACATTATAATTATCATATTGATGATAAAGACGTAATTTGGTCTTATCCGTTAGGACAGAGAACGTATATTGACACTATTGATAAATTATTTAAATTTAATTATCCAGAAAAACTTGCTAACAAATATAAAGTAGAAATAACACACACAGATATATCAGATCAATTACTACTAGATAAAATACAGGAACGTATGGAGTTAGAACTACAGAAAGTTACTCCATACTACGACGAAATAAAAAGAATAGAATTAACTTAATTTCCGGTTAGAAATACTCTCTTTATATTCTCAAGGTCACTAACTACTTGCTGAGCTAATGAAGCGCGTTGCGCGTCGCCACTCTCCATAATTAATTGCTTACCTTGATAAGTATGCTCGTTAACTATTTGACGGTACTTAGCAATTGCGCTATCAATAGCAGCATATGCTTGAGTAGGTTTTGTACGTTCGAATTCTGATATATTTCTCATTGTATTAATATTTAATTTCTGCATTATATGGTTTTAAATGTGCAACCTTATTAAGCACTCCACGTGTATTTTGAGAATGATATTTGCTATAATTTTTTATTGCATCAATATCAAAATCCGGACAATAAGGCTTTATTAACGTTGCATGTCCCCATGTTTCATTCCATTGAGACCCTGGCATTGTATAAACAGGTACTCTATTCCATTTAAGTTGATCAGCCCATCTTGCTCTATAATTTTTATCAGGCAGTTTTGGATCGTTTATTTGGTTGCGTGTAAAATTATAACCAAATCTAATCATACCTTTTTTGGTCCCAAACCAAAGCCAATCATACATTGAGCTAAGAGATGTATCTTTGGATTCTTCAGATATAGAACATACTATTAATTCATCATCCTCAGATTTATTCTTCTCGATTAAATCTACCAGTCTTTCAACCATATCAGGTTTTGGTTCGAATATTAAATCAAACCGACCACATAACATCAAATCATATTCCTTTTCCGACTGCTTTAAAAGTTTAGTAACCCTCTCAAACGATCTCCATTGATGTACATGTTCATTGTTAAAAATATACTTTTCTAATTTTTTTATTTTTGGACTACTTGAGAACGTTACATATTGACCCAGATAAGAAATTACTTTACGTGGTTGAAAATCGTTTAACTTACTTATCCATTTGCAATGTCTCTGATGATCACTAACTTCTATATATGACGGGTTGTATATGTTTTGTAATCTGTGCTTTAACGTATTTATATTATATTTAAAGGTCAATGGCTCAACATGTTGGGAGAGCTTATCTCCAAGAACGCCCATCAAGTTGTCGTAATTATCTTCCCTCTTACTAGGTATTTGATTACGACCGACGACACTGTTAACATTCCAAGTATGTATAAAGTAATCTATTTCACAGTTTGAAAATGCTTCATCATAATATTTTTTAACAATACTATAATATCGTGGTTGACCGAATAATAAAATTCCTAATTTATACATTAATAAAAAAGCTTCTTTTCGTTTAAACCATCAAGAAGGTGATATAGATCTATAAATTCTTTTTTATACATCCTCTCAAATTTTCGAGCATCAACTTCCCACTTGTTGTAATAATACTTATCATTCTCTTTTTCACAATCTTGATCAGTATAATTTAACCGTCGCTCAGATACCTTAAGCATATTGTCTTGTATCCAATGTCTAAATTCATGAAGAAAATGACTAACAAACGTATCAAACTTTTTCTCCTGACTCCAACCGTTTTGATCTAAATGCTGAGTAACGTGAACCTCGTTAAATCCAAAATAATACCCACTACTGAAATTTGGACATGCCTTAACTTCTAAATTATAATGTCTGTCTACTTTACTACGACGCTGAATTTGATTAAAAAATATGTGAGCGGTCGCTTGAAGCGTTTTAAAATTGATTTTATTGTCTTTTAACCAGCGCTTGACTCGAGGTTTGGCAGTTAAATCAATCGTGATCATATAATTATTTAGTCAGATGCCCAATATTACAAATCGTTAAATTCCTGCGTTTCCGAACGGGTCTCCCCTCTTAATTTTACTAAACTTTATAGGATTTGGTGATAGGAAATCCCCGGTTTCCCGGGGATTCCTAATTCCATTACATCCTTAAGCTGTTATTGTCAACTCCGCCTGCTTTACGACTGGTTTTGTGAACCTATCCGTAGTTGTCAGCAAGTTCAACGCCCTGCGCTTGAATCGATCCATTTGACCACCTGGAGTACTAAGACTACCAATCCGATTCTGGATATATTCATGATTCTTATTCTCAATAGCGTTAGCCATTCGAGTTGCATGCTGATGATGATCAACATATTCAGTCACCGCATTAAATGCATCCCAGCGTGACTTACCAAGATTACCAGCACCGCGTGAGAACAACGCTGCAATGTCGTTGTGCCTGTTAACGGTACGCTCATCTTCATCATCCTTCATTGGATACAACTCACCGAGAAAGTTGTACAACTCTTCCTTAGAAATTGCCTTACTGTCAAGCTTAGCAAAATCAGTGTACATGTTCTTGAGACTATTAATATTCTTTGCGAAGATTTCCTTAACTACATCCAATCGCTTCTCCCAATTAGAAAAATGCTGGATTCGATAATCACGTGTAGACTCTTTAGTCATAGCTACAAACTGATTGTTACATGCACTTCGTGTTGATGTCGGAAAAATACAATTTGAAATAATCCCGTCATGACCAAGTAACATGGTAAGCATAGAATTAATCTTATCACCCTTCCGATTAGGAATCTCGAAAGTATAATCCTTCGGCAATTGAGCTTGTACCCAGACTCGACTACCTCCGCGCATAACACCAGCAGCCTTATAATCTGCTCCGTACATTTTACGAACTTCGTCAAATGCATCAATTAATTCATGATTCTGAATTGGGGTGTACTTCTTACCAGTAACTGCATAAACTTGACCGGTCTTATTATTACGCAATCCGTAAAACCTATCGAAATTATCATCGTTTGTGGCTTTTCCTAGATTGACCTGCTCTACCTCAAAATCTAGACCAGCTTTATTATAAAGCTCATCTTTACTCGAGATCTGATGAACACCCTCAACCGCAATTGCCGAATGTTCGTTAATGTCTTGTAATGCTACGTTTCTGTCGTTAACTCTCATAACTCAATTATTATAGACTGTTTTTATTGTTTAATCAACTACTTTTTCCTTCTGGAAACCCGTTGTTTAGTCACAGTCACGGTCTTACGTGTCTTGACGCCTTTTCGGGTACGTTCCCAAACTCGTTGTTTTTTAATTTTTGCTGCCATTATATTTCTTTTTACGGTTATATGACCCCTTACCTTTTTTTGGAGTATGTACTCTGGTTCCTGTATTGAACCTTATTATGACTCTTGGTTTTTTCATCATCCCATACCCTTATCCGGTATCCTTTACTCTTCTGTTTAATTTGCATTCGTACTGCCATAACAGACATTATTATAGGTATTTATGATAAATCAGTCAAGCTTTCTGTTTCGGATACACTTGATGCTCTAAAAGTAACTTAGTATTACTTATTTTTTGTCTATCGTATTTATTGTATGTACCGCTCCAATGAAATTCTGATCCGCAAAAATCTCCACGAGCATACCACACATCATGAGGCACTCTAAATGCCATGTCATGTAAACCGTCGATAATAGTCATGTAATCAAATAATCCTTTTTTATTATAATTGCATTTATGTATTCTTAAATAACCAACTGGCATTATATAATTAGTATATTTTATCTCATATTTTTTACCGTTTATAATACCGTCATAACCATTAGAATTAGTAAATTCTCCACCAAGTAATTTAAAGAATTGCTTTTCAATTAATAAACCTTGTAGTTTATTATCATTGGTTATCGCATCTGTTAAGTCTCTCGGCTCTTGGAGAGCTCGCTTAATTATATCAACGCTTTTAAACATATTGGTTTTTTATTAAAGCTCCGGATATGATCGAAGCAACTGAGAGATATTATGGCTCAAAACAGGGTTTATGGCAACTCCTTTTTTAAAATACGTAACTTATTGATTATTAAAGAGTTAAGGGAATAAAACCATTTTTTCTTTAACTCTTTGATTGTGAAGCACTTACAGCCCATGGCCAGCTTTCCATGGTGTAAATGTATTTAGACCTTAACGGAGTAGGTTCGAGTTCTGGTTCTTCCCATTCATTTTCTCGAATCTTGTTACCGTCGTGAGACTCGACGACTTCATTAATGTTCGCGCACTCGCCCTTACAGGTATCTTCAAAGCAATGTGGATTAGTGCACACGTTAGACTTTCTTATTAATAATTTCTGGCTTTTTTGGTTCTTCGAAGTGAGAGAGAAACTGTCTACATTCTGCGATTGCTTTATTGTTTAATTCCTGGACTTCTTCCGGCCCTTTTGCTGTACAGAGCGCAGATCCATGTGTTATCATCATGTTTGCTAATTGCATATAATAACACTTATAATCGTATTTAGTTTTTAACTTTGAAGGCATCTAACAACAATTGTAATGTGTCTTTTTCAACTTCAACTACTACTTCTGGTTCAGCTTCGGCAGTTACTCCACCAGCTTCATAATCACCATATATGTCGTCTTCATCTTCTTCGTCAAATACACTAGCATCGAAACTAGGAGGGGTAACAGTTGTCGCTGACTCTAGTATATTTTGTTTCTTTATATCTAAAATAATTAAATTTAATAATTGATTAGTAACTAAATCTTTTTTAGCTCTACCAAGAAAATCTGTGCATTCTGCCTTTGTAAATACCCCTTCTAACATCTGAATAGGATTCTTTATTTGTGAATATATAAAATGCGGGAGATAATGTTCTGTAATCTTAGCACAGTCTCTTATAACGTAATAAGCACTCTTCTTTACTATCTTAACTCCTGTATCAGGAGACTTAGCAGCTAACTTCGCAGCTCTCAATAACTTAGCTTGTTTGCTCTTAGATTCTTTTAGAATTTTATCTTCGAATGCCATACACTATTATTTATTCTAATATTATTTTTTTCTGGAAGTTATCCAATAATATAGATCGCATATCTTTATTATCAATAAAATAAAAGGAATTAAAAATACAGCAAATACCGGCGGACGTTCATCCGGCAAATCCGGCTTTTTGCCTGGCACGAACCGTGTCTGTGTGGGATCGTTTATATCTCGAGATGTTACCATTTATGTATAATATTTATTATAATAAAAAAACAAGTCACTACATTTATAAAAATAATAAATGTTCTTAGAAATAAACTAATCTGCGCCTCTTTTAACGTTAATATAGGTATATTAGGCTCATCTTGATCTGTCTTCCCAATTCGGTGATCTACAGTACGACACCAAATTAACCATATTTTT